AATATAAAGGATATTTTTGAAGAAAGCATTACATCAGGTTCAACGCTCCGAAGTGCTGGTGCATTTGTAGGTGACTTTGCTAGCCGCTTTGATAACTTCTTAAACCCTGTGTATGACTTGTACAACTTAATGGCAGATGATTACAGACAGGTTGATAGCAGAGCGCCTACAACATTAGACCTCCCTGCTTTTGCTGACGCTGCTATTGCTGCTGCTGCTTCGCAAGTTCCACCTGTTAAACAATTCTTACAAGATAAGCCTTCGTTGTTCCAAGAACAAACACCACAAATGGCTAGCTTCACCCGCTATCTAACTGGTGAAAAGCCAGTAGAACCTACTGACGCTATTCAGAATGAACTGTTACGTCTTAACATCGAGCCGTACAGAATATATAAGAGAAGTGGTGATAGGAACTACGACAACCTAAGAGTTAAAGTTGCTGGTCCTGTTATTAGAGAAGCTGTAACAGACTTGTTAGCTGATCCTGATTATAAAGATCAGTCTAAGAATGAGCAGGTTGTTTCAATAGAGAAACGTATCAGTGATGCATTTGCAGAAACTAGAGAAGAATCTCTTGATCTATATTCTGAGCAGGATGAAAAAGGTACCGTTGTTATGCGGTATAAAGGAATGTCTAAGAAGGAACGTCAAGCTGCTGAGGATAGATTTGTTAAAGAGAATGGAACTAAACCTACAACATTAGATGATATGATATCCATAATAGATGGTGAATATAGTACAGCTAAAGAAGTGGGGTCATTCGCCAGTGGTGGTTTAGTTAAACAAACTAATAAGCTACTAGCTAAATAAGAAAAAAGCCAGCAAAGTTTTATAACAATGCTGGCTTTCTTTATTGGTGCGTCCTGAGAGATTCGAACTCCCGACCAATGGTGTAGAAGACCATTGCTCTATCCACTGAGCTAAGGACGCTGAAGTAGTCTGTCTTGGTTATCAAAGAACGCAGCATCAAAACCTCTCTGCCATTCTTTACCTTGAATGGTATCAGGATCATATTGATTCCTCAACCATCCTCTACTAAAAGCATAAGCACCTTGACCATATTGAATCTTCAAAGGTGCTGAGCGTTCCCCATTATGTTGTCTCTTTGGCTGCATTAATGTCTTCCTTAAGTTGTGAAATTGCTAGGTTATGACAATCTGATTTTACCACATAACCATTACTAGGGTCTTTGTCACCCTTCTTCATAAACACACTGTCCTTAATATACTGGTGTTTATTATACACGCCTAAATACCATCCAACAGTGAAATCATTCTTCACCCTAACAAAGGCATAGAAGTCACACTCTTGAGTATCATTGAGCGCAGCAATAGAACACTCATAGGTTTCAAGAGGCTTCACAGAAGTCTGCTTAGTCTTAACATCTACAGTGGTGCCATCCTCCATTACTAAATCGTATTCATATGTGTTAGCTAGTGTACCACCCATCACCTTCTGTGCTATAGCTTCACCTAAGAAGCCTGCTATATTACCAGCTCCTCTGATGATGGAGTTACGTAGCTGTCCCATCTCTGCTGCTTTGTCTCTGGCCTCTAGCAGCATCTCTCCTGTAATAATAACTTCTACCATTAGTGAACATCCTCCAATGTATAGAAGTCCCCGTAGTAAAAGTAACAGAATGGTAGTTTGATAATCACACCTTCGAAGGCCATCATTTCTTCCTCATCATCTCCTGTATCCACAACGTGATAGACGCTATTACTATACTCAATATCAAGACCAATACCTTGTCGTAAACCAAAACTAATAGACATTATTTATTCTCCTTATTATCTTCCCAGCGTGTCTTGGCAATGATGTAATTCTTTACTAAGCTACTACGTACAATATCTTCAATGCCAAACTCAATCTCAATAAACTCTTTCATGCTACGAAGAATAAATAAGAAATCTAACAATCCACTCTTATCATCTTTCTTCTTCAAATCAACCTGCCTGTAGTCACCACATAAAAAGAATTTAGATGTATGACCAATGCGAGTGATGATTGTATCTAGCTCATGCATGGTACAGTTTTGGCTCTCATCTAACAACACAATGGCATTGTTAAATGTTGTGCCTCGAATGAATGATGTAGATAGAAACTCAACATAGTTTTGTTCTACCAACCTATCCCATGCGTCCTTACGTTTAAACAGATCAGCAGCAATTTGTTTATAAGGCTCTGTAAACATTCCCATCTTTTCATCAGCATCACCGGGCAAGTGTCCCATCTCTCTACTTTGAACTGAGCTACGAATAATTACCAGCTTCTTATAAGGGTTGGTATTATCCATCACTTCCTGTAGAGCTTTATAAAAAGCAATGTATGTCTTGCCTGTACCTGCAACACCTGACAGAGCACCGAAGTAGCTGCCTTGTTGGTACTGATCAAAGAACTCTTTTTGCTTAGCTGTCTTAGGCTTGACCAAGGAGATGTCATTTAGTTTAATTTTAAGACGTTGTTGCTGTGGTGAGGCAACTGTCTCTGTTGTTGCTGTATCAACTGATTGTCGCTTATTACGAGTAGCCATTAGTTTCCTGATTGTTAGTTAAAGAAAAAGCGTATATATCATTACAACACATACGCTTTCATTATAGCCTACTTAAGCAGCTTTTCCCCATACATCAGCCCAGTCTCCTTTAGTAGCCCCCTTGCTGTAGTCGGTCACCTTCTGCTCAAAGAAACTAGTGTGGGTAACACCCAGCATACCGTCTACCCACGGCAATGGATTCTTTTTAATCTTATAGATTCCCTTCATACCCATAGAAATTAAACGTCTATCGGCAATGTAACGAATGTATAGTTTAACGTCCTCTGCTGTCAGCCCATCAAATGTACACATGTTAAAAGCTAGGTCAATGAAAGCATCCTCAAGATCTACCATCTTCTTAGCTATCTCTTTAATAGCATCCGAGCTAGACTCTTTAGGATTCTGTCTAACCCATTCACGGTACACTTTAATCATACCGTCTGCATGCATAGACTCATCTGTCTGACTCCAAGCGATGATCTGACCTAGCCCTTTTAACTTACCGTTACGTGCAAAGTTTAACAACATAACAAAGCTTGAGAACAGTTGCATGCCTTCACCAAAGGCAGAGATGGTAGCAATCTTTTCAGCCATAGGCTTGTCGTCTAAGCCTTGTATATACTCATGCTTATCCACCATCTCACCGTACTCTAGAAACTCGTTGTAGGTTGATTCAGGTAGGCCAAGTGTTTCAATGAGGTGAGCATATGCTGCTACATGTAACGCCTCACGTCCAGCAAACCCACTCATCATCATCCTTACCTCAGGCTGCTTAAACGTAGGGATGTAATGGGTGTAGTAACCATCACCAATGTCTAAGTCACCCTGCACAAAGAAGCGCAATATCTTTGATAGAAATTCACGCTCTTCTTTATTTAGTTTCTTTTGGTAGTCTTTGACATCCTCACCCATAGACACTTCGCTATGTAGCCAGTGACTTTGCTCATGCTGTAACCAAGCGTCATACGCCCAAGGGTAAGTAAATGGCTTGAAGCTACTACGCTCTTGTGTTAAATCTTTTTTCATTAGTTATTCCTTTGTTACCAATGTCGCCATGTGTTGGCAATGATGTGAAGGCAGGTGATTATTTCTAACCACCGTACCAAAGATAGTTCTGCTAGCCTTCGCATGCCAAACAACTATCACCGTTAACTACAGAAGATAAATCAATATTATCTTCAATAGCTCTGCGCTCTACAGCGGCACCAACCTTATCAGCCTTACGCACTTTATCACTACGCAGGTAGTACAAACTCTTGAGTCCATTCTTCCATGCCGAGAAGTGAATGGTATGTAAATACTTGATGGATGTGTCAGGTGGAAAGAACAGATTTAAGCTTTGACCTTGATCAATATATTTCTGTCTATCACCAGCTAGCTCTACCAACCAACGCTGGTCAATCTCCATAGCTGTCTTAAACGAAGCCTTCAATGTATCGTTAATAGATAGGTGCTGCACACTACCATCATTGGCAATGATTGATGCCCAAGTGTCATCATCGTCCATGCCAAGGCGTTGTAGTTCATCCTGTAGAAATCTGTTCTTATATACATGTGCTCCACTCAAAGTGTCTTGTCTAAATACGTTAGCGCGGTAAGGCTCAATAGAAGGACTAGTATTACCCATAATTAAACTACTGCTTGCATTAGGTGCAATAGCCATTGTATGACTAAAACGCTTATGAAGCCCAGAAGAAAGTGCATCAGGACAACTACCACGTTCTGTAGCCAGTTCTGAATTCGCTTTATCAGCATGTGTTTTAATATGCTTGAATATTTCATTGTTAATAATCTTAGCCATTACACCTTCCATAGGAATTGTGTTCTTCTGTAGGTATGCATGAAAGCCAAGTGCTCCTAAGCCTACACTACGCTCCATCATGGCTGAATGTGTAGCTCTGTCAATGACACCAGCTGGTGCATCCTTGATAAACACTTCCAACACATTGTCCAACATCTCTAACACATCCTTAATAAACTGTGGATGGTTCTTCCAGTTGTCGTAGTATTCCAAGTTTAATGAAGACAGACAACACACAGCTGTACGTTCTTTACTTGTGGGAAGAAAAATTTCCGTACACAAATTACTACCATTGATAGATAGTCCTTTGTCTTTCAAGTGCTGTGGTAGCTGTCGGTTAGCTTCATCGATAAAGACAAAATAAGGTTCACCTGTCTGCATACGCAACTCTAACAGCTTCTGCCACAGATATTTAGCTGAGATGGTATCCACCACTTCACTATTAGAGGGGTTAATTAGTTCCCATGTATCATCAACATCACCATCCTTCATACATGCTTCAATAAGGTTCATAAACTTATCAGTGATGTTAACACCATGATGCAGGTTTAATGTGCGTAGGTTTTGATCACCTGTTGGCTTACGCATCTCAATGAATTGAATGATGTCAGGGTGGCTAATGTCTAAGAAAGCTGCATAGCTCCCACGTCTTGTGCGCCCCTGACGATAGGCCAAGCTGCTACTGTCATAGATTTTCAAGTGTGGCATAACACCTACACTCTTGTCATCACTGTTACGTATACCTACATGCACACCAACACCACCACCAAGCATGCTTAGCCAGTTCGTCTCCGATAGATTTTCAACCAAGCCCTCTGCACTATCATCCATATAGTTAAGAAAACAGCTAATAGGAAGTCCACGCTTACTACGACCATAAGAAAGAATAGGAGTACTGTAACTGAGCCAATGCTGACTGCTATAGTCATAAAGTCTTTGAGCATGCTCAGGGTTACTTGAAAACTTCTCCGATACATAGGCAAACCTTTCTTGGGGGCTGGTCTCATTGTCCATCATATAGCTTTCTTTAAG